GATCGCATTCACAGGACGCTGGATCGCCTCTAGCAGCGAAACGTCACCGATCTCGTACTTGTAGATGTAGTAAAGAGGATCGTCTTCTATCTCAATCACCGGCGCGAACCCGTAGTCGGTCAGTATCTGATTCAGACAGTTGGTCGCTGCAGAGATGTAGGTATCGCTGTACACGCGGCCTTCTCTGATGTCAATGTAGTAGTCGGCGTACGGTTGCAGGATTCCAACTACGTCAACATCTAGCGTATCGTCTCCGTTGACATCCTCGGTGCCACGCGTGTTACCTGGTCCAACGTAGCCATCGAAGACGGTGGCAGGTGTGTTACCGCCCTTGCCGAGCTTGATCTTGACCCGGTTGTAGCCACCGAGGAGCGGAACGCCGGATGGGTTGAAGTTAGACGCGTGGCCGGGATCAAGTGACTCTCCGGCATCCCTGAACGGCGCGTGGTTGGCTAGGGTTAGTGACGCCGTCCATGCCCCCGTGTCATGCGAGTAGACCATGGACAGCGCCAGCACGCGCGACTTCCCTGGAAACGATGATCCGCTCGGCGAACACAGGTTCACGTCGCCCAATGTCGGGTGCGATACCACGACTTGGACGCCCGTTACCTGTGTCGCCGTCAGACCATCTGTGATCGTCCTCACTTCTGCGCCGCCTCCAGGCTAGTGACCTTGTTCTCAATTGCATCTACACGCGCCTTGAGCGCCGCGATCTCATCCTCCACCATCATCGGTGGCGGCACCTTTGACCAGTCCGGCTTGTGACAGACGACAACTGGTACCTTGTCGGTGCGGCCCTTGGAATGAGCGATCACGGTGACCCAGTGTTCGCGGTTGGCATAGCCGGATACATCTGTCGTAGATTCCACCGTGAGCAAACCGTTCTCATCCAGCGTGACTCCTGGAATGGGATCCAGAAGTTCCCACTTCTCGACAGGTTCCGTGGCCCCGAACTGGAGCTTGTTCGCTCCCTTCTCCGGAATGTAGCAGAACGTATTCCCGTCATTGATCTGAAACATTGCATCCCTCCATGTATCGCATCCCGTTCAGCATCGTTTGGGCGCGCGCCACTTCCAGGAGCTTCTCTGCGCTGGCCCCCCAGCACTCCTCCTCAATCTCATTGCTCCGCATTTTATCAGTTATGGCCAACCCGCGCTGCGCACAGGCATAAGCTGATTCAGGATCGCCATGTGCCAACCAGAACTGCGCTAGCCGGATCCATGGCTCCCGCTGGGACGGGTTCTCGGCCAAGGACCGGAGCATCCAGACGGCGATCTCGTTCGGGTCCCTGCCGAGTTGGTTCAGACAGTACGCGATCAGCCGGCAGCTGGTCGAACGCGTCTGTGCGATGCCATCTACGTCCTCGTACGGCTCCAGGTAGCGGTCAGAGATGGCCAGGTGGCGCTTCAGTTCGGCAATGGCTTCCTCGTATCGTCCGTGGAACCAGAGTTCGCGCCCGTATAGGTGCGCACAACGTTGATCGTCCGGGTACTCTTCGGCTGCCATCTTGAGGAGAGCGATCCTAGACCATCTCTCCTTCTTGTTCGGGTCCGGGTAGTGGCGGATGATCTCCTCGGTGCACGTCGTAACGCACTCCCCGGGAGCGGTCCGCACCAGCGTCTCATGGATCGGGTAGCGCCAGATATACCCATGGCGTGAATGTATCTTGAATCCCCATACAGAAAGCCTGGGGATCGTCTGCTCCTTATCCTCCCAGTTATGAATGAATGGATAGCGGAGCATCGTTGTCTCAGGCGTCCACGCCTGCTCTAGTTTCTCTCGCCAGTCCGGTAACAATACCTCGTCTAGGTCCATGGAGATACAGATCGTTGCATCTACAGGAACGTATGAGAGCGCCATGTTCCGAGCAAGGTCAAATCGCCAGGGAGATACAGTGATATCGTGAATAGTAGCACCAAGAGAGCGTAGGATATCCGGCGTGCCATCAGTGGAACCGGTATCACAGAGAACAACCTGGTCTACACCTGCCATTGATTCCATGAATCGCTTGGCATGCTTGGCTTCATCTTTGCAGATTCCGTAGACGATGATCATCGTTTCAGCCCAAGAGAGTGGTGGCCACATCCAGTAGCGATTGCCTCCCATGTGCAGCTCCCAATTACAATTGGATAGGGCTTATCTGTTGTAGTATCATCGCCAAGTTGGCCGTAATAATTTCTGCCCCACGTTAGCAGGCGATCGTCAGAACGGATACCAAGCGAATGATAAAGCGCACCAGCGGTTTTCTTCCAAGTGCACGATCCTATCAACGTAGGCGACGTCCTTCGACTATATGTACTGTCTCCCAATTGGCCGTAATCATTGGCGCCCCATGTCAACAGCCTATCATCTGCTCGGATACCAAGAGAGTGTGATTCTCCTCCAGCAATAGCCTTCCATGTGCAGCTCCCAATCAAGGTTGGCGATGTGCGTTGTGTCGTAGTACCGTCACCCAATTGGCCGTTTGCGTTCAGCCCCCATGCTAACAGTCTGTCATCTGCTCTAATACCGAGAGAGTGTATTCCGCCGGAAGCAATTGCCTTCCATGTACTAGTTCCGATAAGAGTAGGGGAATTGCGTTGTGTTGTAGTACCATCTCCTAATTGGCCGTTGGTATTCAATCCCCATGCTAACAGCCTGTCATCTGCTCTTATTCCGAGAGAATGATTTAGTCCTGCAGCAATTGCCTTCCAAGTACAGCTACCGATCTCGGTTGGCGATGTGCGATCATTTGTGTCTCCGGTCCCAAGCTGACCGCAATTGTTTGCTCCCCATGCAAATAGCTTGCCGTCTGCACGGATGCCAAGCGAATGGATTTCTCCGGCGGCAATAGCCCCCCATGTACAGCTTCCGATCAATGTAGGTGAATTGCGGTTTGTAGTAGTTCCGTCACCAATCTGACCGCTTCCATTGGCTCCCCATGCTACCAACCTGCCGTCTATACGAATGCCGAGTGAATGATACCCGCCAGAAGCAATCGCTGCGTATTTATAAGTCTCAATAGCAGTAGGAACCTTGCGATTGGTTGTTGTTCCATCGCCAAGTTGTCCTTGGGCGTTATATCCACACGCAAATAGATACAAGCCTTTATCCCAAATCTTTTCCCACTCGCCACTGACGCGCGCCCACCCATCGGTTATCATCTTCCATTCGCCAGAGACCCTCGCGTATATATCAGAGAGTTCCTTCCATTCACCGCTAACGCGTACGTGGCCGCTCATGATGTGTACTTGAACCAGAGATCGCCATCCGATCCTTCAGATGGACTATCTGTGCTAACAGTTATCTTGCGGATCTGGTCGGAGTTGATGGACGGCATCCCGTGTTTGTGGTCTCTGCGGGCCGCAACTGACGCCTCGCCTGCCGACGGAGAATCCCCGAACGCCTGGGTTGACGGAGCGGTTGCATCAAACGCGGCGATTGTCGCGTTCGATCGGATCACGGTTGTGGCATCGCCAGCTGCGGCGGACGTTCCTAGCGTGATAGACGGAGTGGCGAACGCCGGGATCTCTGATGCCGAAGCCAGCCGGACCTTAGAGGCGGCAGTCCCGACGTACACTTGATCGTAGTCCGTAGAGATGGCCGGCTCTCCGTGGCTAAGCTCGCCAGCTTCTATCTGTGCCTTGGTGCCGCGCTTGATCCGTATCGTGTTCGCCATCACACCTCCTATCTCTTACGGCGCTCCGGCTTCCCCGCTTGCTCTACCTGTGCCTTCAGAGCATCGCGTTCCGCTGTCAGCTTGGCGACTTCCGCCTTCAGGGAATCTACCTCCGCAGTCAATTCCGAGACGCGCTTCTTGGTATCGGAAAGTTCGGCCCTAACCAGACCGTAGGTCATGGAAAGGTCATTGTACTTTGTGCTCAACGCGTCATGCGACTCCTTGTACTTCTTGGCCTGGTCGAGCTGGGTCTGTGCGAGGGATGCAACGGACTGAGCCTTGCTCTCGGCAGCCGCCGCCGCTGCGACCTTCTCCGCCGCTTCGCGTTTCGTCTTGTCAAGCAAGCGCTTGGTGTGCATGATCTCAACCGTAAGCTCGCCGATCTTCGTCACCAAGTCATCCACAGACAGGAGGGCCTCGTTTGTTTCCCCACCGTCCTGCGTTACCGTCGCCTCGTATTCCATCGTCCCCCCTTCTACGACAGGGTCCCGCCGTCAATCGTTGATCCGCTGTGGAGCAGCGTGTTAGCTCCAGCACCATGTACGCCCGTCACGGCTGCAGCGTGTGCATAAGCCCACTTGGAAGACGGCGCCTTGGTCTGTAGGTTCTCAGTCGGAGAATCCTCAAGGTAAGTGTCTTTGAACGAGACAAACTCCAGGCCCGTCCCGTTACCCTCAGAGCCCTCGTTCACGCGCACGACCTTGAACGATGCGCCAGTGTAGTTGGCAGGCGTATCTGTCAGGTCCACGAATGTATTGACGCCGGAAGCCTGCGCGGCCCACTTGACCCCTGCCGTCTGAGTGCTATCTGCCGTCAGGACGTGATCGTTTGTACCTACTCCCAGCGCAACCCAGTGCGTCCCATTGCCTACCACAACGTTACCCTTGGTTGGACTGAGACCGGCGATGTCCGCTAGGCCGCCAGTGGCCGAGATGACGTTCCCGGTCTTGGAGAGCCCGGTCCCGGCTGAAACGTAGCCAGCGCCGGAGAATTGCGCGAACGTGATGGCCGTTGTTCCAAGGACGATGTTCTCCGGCTCATTCGTGCAGACCCACCCAGTGTCCTTCTGTGTGGTGCCGCCGGATACAAACACAAACGAGTGCGGGACTTCAGCCGCTGAATCCATGTCGGCAGCACGCGACCAAGACCCGGATGCCGTGACGTAGATGCCGTTCTGGCTAGCCGTGCTCTGGTTTTTCACAAGGACGCGCGATTCACTCGTGAGTACGCCGTCAATCGTCTGCTCGCCGGAGAGCGATTCCAGGTTCTCCGTAGTCGCGCAAGCCACGGCCTCATGGACAGACAGGCCGGTTGCCACTGAATCAACGTAGTCTTTTGTGGCGGCATCCTGCGCGCTGGCCGGGTTGGCCAAGTTCGTGATCTTCTTTGAGTTCATGGATACGTCAGCCCCGGCCTGTCCGGTTAGGATTGTCCATAGCTCCGTCCCAGTCAGAGCTGCGATGTTGCCGCCAGTTTTGCGACCTACGACACGCTGCTCATCAACCGTTACCGCTGCAGGCGTATCCGCTGCCACCGAGGCAAGGATGCTATGAGCGCTGTACTCATCCCACAGGCTCACCCGCTCCGCTGCGCTACCTACTCCAGTACCAATTGCCAGGATCTTGTCATCCGTCTTGAACCCGAACTCTCCTGTGTCGAGTTGGGTCCCGATCGCAGCCGTGCCACGTTTGATCTGAATCTTCGCCATCTAACACCTCCTACAGTGTCCCGCCGTCAATGTCTCCGACGTCCACAAACAGTTCCCACTCCGGATCAACGCCCGGTTCCTTGCCGGTGCATCCCTCCGCCGTGATCCATGTTCTACCCGAATGTCCTACCACGTCATTAGGAGCATACTCCGTTTCGCTATCCCATGCGCCGCGCCACTGAATTCCTCCGCCGGGCCCCTGCGGGCCGACAATCCCGGTCAGGATGATCTGAGGGACCTCTTCCGTGATTACCTTGATTACGTCCATCACGTTGTCACCTCGCGCGTTACCGCCGCCACAAACGTGACGTGCCCGTACTGATGGAGACGGCGCTCTCCAGAGTCAGAGATCAGGAACAGATCGTAGACTGCGGTACTGTCGCGGTGATCCGGACAGATCCCAGCGGTATCCTCTGCGGAGATGATTAGATCGTACCTCCCCTTGTCCGTGAGTTGGTTCGCGATCTCAATGCCTCCGTTATCCGTTGTCAGTTCTAGGATGACATCGCCGACAGGAGAAGAGCGGATCTGCATCTCTGCGCTCCATCCCGTTAGATCAACTGGCGTTTCTTCCTGCCCGGTCTTCCAGATGAATCCCTGGCGGTAGTCGGCGTTCTCGTACACTGTCAGGTTTATGTTCGCTCGCATACCTCACCCCCCTATGCCGGGACTCCTGGAAGATTATAGCCTGATCGCATGTTATCCTTGGCCGCCCGCCGCTGCACGCTGCGATAGACCACTTCGCCATCCAACGTCACGATGTTGTTGATCGTAATGTCCCCCATCGGATACCGACTGAACCGTTCCAGCGGGATGATGGCCTCAGGTCCAGCTTCTCCGGCTAGCACCATCGTTGGACGTGGGATGATGCCGCCTTTGGCCGCGCCAGGAACTTGATTCCATAAAGCTTGTGCTTGCGCAGTAGTGAGCTTGTAACCTGATGCCAACGCATCCTTCAGAAAGTCTTCGAATGATGCCGTGATGAACCTGCTTTTATATATGCCTTCCTTGATCGTAAAGTCTTTCATGCCCGATCCCTTGGCATATCCCTGCGCCCACAATTCTTCTGCTGTCTTATAGGCATAGATTGATACATTAGAAGATGCCACAGGTTCAGTGGTAGCAGATGTCGCGCCACCGCTGGAACCGCCGGAAGATCCGCTTGAGCCGCCGGAACTGCTTCCCGAGCCGCCGGAAGTGCTGCCTGAGCTTCCGGACGCGCTACTGGATGAGCTACTTGTTTTTCCAGACGGGACTGCCGCCGCCGCTGCAAGACCCAATGCTGCACCAATCGCAGCTCCAAGTGGACCTCCGAGGAAGAATCCTATAACCGCACCGCCGGCCACGAGGAGTGCCTTGGCGACATATTTTAGCGCATTCTGGATGTCATCCCACAACGTTAGCATCTTGTCAACCTTCTGAATGTTCTTGGACATACCATCAATCCAGCTGCTAAGTTGTTTTGGGATCATATCAATCCACTGTGCAATTATCCGCTCTATAGCCGGCCAGTTATCCTGGATAGTCGTAAGCAGTTTCTCGAATAGCGGACCGAGTTGCTGGAGAACGCGTTCGGCGTGTGGCCACAGGTTTCGCAGTGACTGCGCGATCAGGTCGAGCATCGGCTGCATGTTGCTAACAACCGCATTCCACACGTCCTCAAGCGCCTTCTGAATCGCCGGGAATACGTTCGAACGCAGGAACGGATCTACCTGCGTCCGCCACCACTCTAGCAACGCGCCGAATATCTCGCGCAGGTCCTTGGCAAACGTGTCCCTCATCCATATCGCTACGCTATCAACCATCGCCGCGAACGTTGAGAGGACTGAGATCCCAAGATTCACAACTGGAATGAGGTTCTCCTTCACAATCGTCCACAGCGCCGCCAGAACGTTGGCAACCGAGTCAGCCAGTTTCACGATGGCCGGCCACTGTTGCCGCAGCATCCCGAATACATCTTGGACAAGGAACGGGATCAGATCATCGGCAAGGAATCGCCACAGCCGCTCCATCCACTTTCCAAGCTCTACGAACACCTTGCTCTTCAGGAACGGGTCTACGTCGTTCTTCCACCATTCTAGCAATGAGTCAAAGATGGCTTTCAGGTCCGCAGCGAACGTGTCGGCGATCCATTTTGAGATACCGTCTAGCGCCGAGGAGAATGTATCTGTCGCTGCGAGCGCTAGCCGCAATCCTGGGATCAACGCCTGGACTACAACCTCCCACAGAGCCCCGAACGCTCCGCCGACCCGTTCCACGATTGTCGCCACGGTCGGCCATGCCTCGACAATGAATGCGAACATATTGTCTCTCAGGTAGGGAATGATCTCATCTCGTAGCAGTTCGTATAACGCCACAAACCACTCGCCGAGCTTTGGGAACACCTGGCTCTTCAGGAACGGTTCAACCTCAGCCTTCCACCATACTGCGAATCCCTCAAAGAAGGCCTTCAGGTCTGGAAGGAGCGTCTCGAGCATCCAGTCGGCGATCGGTTGCAGCATATCTACTAACGTCTGAATCACCGCGAGGAATGCCGTGATGACCGACGGAGCGATTGCCTGCCATAGGTCCTCCAGCGCCTGGATGAACTGGCGGATTGGTTCCAAGATGGCCTCGATCGCGTCCTGGAACTTCTCGACAATGCCCCGCAGCCACGCAGGCAGCTTGTCCTGGGTCGTTTCTCCGGATAGTGCCGGCTCCCCCGGCGTGGCGGCTTTATACTCCGCACGCTCGACATTCCAGCCCGATGGAACGTTCAGCGATCCTTGGTAGATCTGCTCCTCGGCTTCTCCGAACAGCCCTGCGATCTGATGCAGCACCGCCGCGATCGGCCATAGGAAGCCAAGGAGGAGCGACAAGAAGCCCTTCTGAACCGCGGCCAGGTCCGCCTGGATCATGGCCATCTGTTCGGTCTGTCTGACAATGCTGGATAGCGTGTCCCCGAAGCGCATCAGTACTGAAACGACTGTCGTTCCTACCTTCTGCAGGTTAGTTCCTAGCCAGTTGGCAGCATCTCTTACCCTATTGAACGCCGCCTCGGTCCACCCGGCGACCGTGTTGAACGCATCCCGCACGATCTGAACCCCATCCTCCAGCGTACGTGTTAGCTCGTCTACCGTGTCGGTGATGCTCTGGCTGGCATCGGATATCCCCTGTTTCAGGATGTTATACGCTCCAAGCGCGACTCGTGCCCAGTTTCCGGTAGCAAGACCTCCTCCGATGTCCTTGATCGAACCTGCGTATGACCCAAATACGTCTCCGGCGATCGTATCGGCAAGCTGGTTCACATAGCGGGCATCCAAGGCAGAGAGGAAGTCGTGCACCCTGGTGCGGGTATCCTTCGAGAGGATCGTGAACGTATGCCCCAGGATAGTGACCTTCTCCGGGATCGCCTCTAGTGCGGCGTTGAACATGACTCCCCAGTCCCCGGCGTCCTTCAGCCAGTCCTGCCATCGGATAAGCTCCGGCGTCGTACCGAGGACCTCGGCCCGGAATTCCACGAGCGCATTCTCGGCCTGGGTGGTATCCATCCCCAGAATCTCCAGCTTGCGGATCTCATCTTCTAGCGCGCGGATGGCGGCATCGTACTCATTGAGCAAGACCTCCGTGCTGACCTTGGCCGCGCGGCTTGTGGTGCCGATCTCCGCGAACGGGGCCTGGTTGATTGTCCGGATCATCGGACTGCTATACGTCGCAGCGGTTTGAATGCTGCCGGTGGCGTTCATCACGGCTTGTGCTATGGCCGCGTTCTGTACAGCCGCCGCATCTACGGTGGACGCGAGGGTCTCCACAGCGGCATCTACCTGTTCTACCGCTTCGGCTAGTGTCTCAACCTCATCATCGAACTGTGGCCCCCCCGCCGCCTCCAACGCCATGATCTCAGCCCAATTCTTCTCCCCGATGCTAGACGGAATGATCGTCTCGCCTTCGTGAACGTAGACGAGGCCATCTTCCTCTACAACGCCGCCGTACTGGTACCCAGGAACACGCCGGCATACGCCACCGACACACGTCGTAGATGCTGCGGCCTGTGCAGACTGGCCTAGATCCCGGATCGCTTGCGTTGTGGTCACTACATTCTGCGAGAAGTCCTGTAGGGAGCCGCCGGACTCCTTGACCCAGGCCGTGAATTCCTGGCTTGGGACGTACCCTCCAGCGGTCATCTCACCGTAGATCCGCTCCAGGTTTTGCTGGCTAGTCCATGCCGGCTCGGTCCACCCCACGAGCGGCTGGCCGACGGCCCCGGCCACGGCGTCGCGCATCGCCTTCGCCAGTTCCCCTACGTACTCGCCTGTGGAACCAGTTAGACCGGCTTCGCGTATCCTCCGCCCGACTTCTCTGGGGTCCTCGTAGATGAGTGCCCTCAGTTGCCGCCGGAATGCATCCAGCGGATCGAACAGCGCCACAATCGCATCCAGGGTTTGCTGGAACTTCTCCGCCGGGTAGCCGAGCGTGTCCAGCCATTCGATTGCTTCCTCTAATCCCGAAACGAGTTCACGATACTTGCCGGACATGGCGCCCAGCTCCTCAATGTTGAGCCGGTCAAGCATCCCCATGAGTTGTGCGAGCTGGAACGCAGCCTTGGCCGGGTCGGCAATTGAGATGTCCCGGATCATCTCCGCGAGGGTTTGTGTCTCCTCCGCGAGCGCATTGCACGCTGCCGATGCCGAGGAGCACCCGCCACTAAGCCCATCCATCTGCTCGGTGGCCGACTTTGTCGCCTCCTCTAGACTGAAGCTTCCGAGTTCAAAGTCATTCACAAACGAAGCGGCAGCTTCAGCCGCAGCGTCTATTGCTGATGTCGCGTCATCAACCTCGCGGCCAAACGATCGCAGCGCATTGATCCATCCCTGAGCGGCTGGGACGTCGTAGGCGGCCCCTCCAGTAATCCACCAGTCCTCTAGCCACTGCGCGGCCTGGTCTGTCCACTTGGTGGCTTGACCGCCCGCCTGTAGTGCCCTCCCCCGCTTCCATATCGTTTCGATCAGTGAGCGCAGCCATGGAATCCGCATCATCCAGTTCGGCACTACGAATTCTCCCGGCTCTAGCATGGCCGGCACGATGTCGCCGGAACCCTGTCCTGGGACTGCGCCGCCCGTTTGATACGGTTGAATGGCGCCAGGTGGCAGGACTAACTCCGGCAGCGACGGCGCCGTCAATGACATGGACGCCCCGGATAGGGCCGACTGGAAGGCCGCTTGTAGGTCCGCACTGAATTTGGCCGCCGCCGCTGAAACGGCCATGGACGCGTCAATCTGCAATCCGCTAACCTGTAGCCGTAGGGAGTTAATCGTCTCCTCTAGCGCTTCTCCGTACGCCTCGCCAGCATCTCGGGCCGACGTTGGGATCATCAGCTCCTCTGGTGTGAACCCATATAGATCGGCAAGCGCATTGCGGATTGCCTGACTTGCATTAGGATCCGCTATCTGATCCTGGACAGCCGTCAGGTAGGCCAGGATGATCTCATCAGCTTGATCGGGAACGGTCTCGCGGACCGTGGCGAACATCTCTTCGTGAACCTCCACGAAAGCATCAATTGCTTCTTGGAAGTTCCCCTCCTTGTACGCCTTTTCGAGTTCCTCGCCCAGTGCCCGCGCGTTCATCTTGCTCATCTCTGGAGGAGCCATGGTGGTCGGGAATACACCGAAGGTTTCCCACATCTTCTTCGCTTCCTCCGCGAGCGGGATGGCCTCACGCGCCTGGCCTTCCTTGCTCAATCCCATAACACCGAGGAAGGCAAGGACTACGGGGTTCGCCATAAAGGCCGCGATGGCCGCGGTCAGACTGGCTATTCCGGCGGAGATGCCGGCAATGGCTGCGACTACCCCGCTTGCCCAGCTGACAACCTTTATTCCCACCAGGAGCGTGAATGCGCCTACTAGCGCCTCGACCGTCGGCGTAGCGTCCTCAATACCGAACAGCGCCAGGATGAACTCGCCGATCGGCGACAGGAGGCCCACCAAGGCCTCGTAAAGCTTCTTGACCTTGTCTCGGATTCCGTACAGGTTGACGTCCCATGCGATGTACATCGCCACCGCCGCTGCGGTTAGCCACACGATCGGAGATGACAGCAACGCGAACGCCTTGCCTAGTAGCGCGATCCCTGCCACGAGCCCGATCATCTTCAGGGCGTGCTTGATGAAGAACTGGATAGCTTCTGAATTATTCTGCATCCACAAGGCCATGGATTGCACTGCGGGTACGATACGGTTGAGTATCTGTAGGACTACCGGCAGGATGATCTCGCCGAGAGCGATCAGAAGCTCATTCCATTGCGCGGATACCCTGTTGAGTTGGAACTGGTAACCTCCGGTGATCTTCTCTAGAACCTGCGCATAATTGTCTCCGGCTTCCTGTATATCCTTGAAGACTTTCGCCGTTTCCCCGCTCGCTGCGTTCGCCGCCTCCGCCGCTGCCGCGTATGTCCTGGAGGAGAACCCTAGCTGCTCTAGATCCATCCCCGCGGCCTTCGCTGCCGCCTGAACAAAGGCCAGGGACTTCCCAGGTCCAAGCTGTTCGATCATCGCCCGCCCGGAAGTGAAGCCGAGCTTCTGAATGATTTTGCCAAGATCGCCCGAACCTGTGGCGAGAGTGGTTATCGTTGTCCGCAGCCCGGCTGCGGCAGCACCGGCATCTCCCATGGTCTGTGACATGACCGTCAGCAATGCGAGCGTTTCATCCAAGCTGACGTTCATCCCGTAAGCCACAGGTCCTACCATGGCCACTGCGGCGGCGATCTCCTCTATGGGCCGTTTCGTGGCAACGAGCTTTGCGGCCAGTTCCTCCGCCTGATCGCCGGACATGCGGAAGGCGGACATGATGTTCTCAAGAGAATCGGCAGCCCTCTCGATCCCGAGATTGTCGAAAGTACCAAGCCGCGCTGCGGCCTTGTAGATCTTCATCGCCTCGGTCGCACTGTTACCGGATTGGACGATCTTGTCGAATGCCCGGACGCCAGCGCTGGACATATGACCGTACTCAATGGCGATATCGGCAATCTCGTTTGCCAACGTGCGCATCTGGTTCTCGGATAGGTCCCCCATCCTAACCCACAGATTGCGCCACGCTGTGTCGAACTCGCGTACGACCTGGACAGACTTGCGAAGCTGCGCGACCGCCGCGGTTAGACCGACTACCGCGGAGGCCATTCCTACGATGGTAGATGTAGCAGTCTTGGCAGACTGAGCTATTCCCTGTGCGCCCTGTCGGAATCCGGATTCGGCACTGTGGACGTCGGAAAGGAACTTGTCCTTCTGTAGCTGGATCTCAGCATACGCTACGCCGATCCGGTTCACGCCATCACCCCCTCGGCCCCATCAGGCCCTTCTCTTTGCAATCCACTTCTAGGTCATCTTCTAGCGCCTCCGATACCAGCGTAGCGTGCGGTACGGCCTGGCGCACCTCCTTCCACACCTTCTCATCGGCCATCGCCGGTATCTGCTCCCCCATGCGGTACCTGGAGATGGCCCCCAAGCCCGCTACGAGGAACCCGAACTGTTCGTCGTCGAGGCATCCGATGTCGTCGAGCCCGATGCCGTAGGTGGAGCAGACGATGGGGATGAATTCCCAGAAGTTCCACTCCCGGCTGCCCCACTCTCTGAGTTTTTTGGGTTGCCTACCATGGAATCCAGCATCTCATCAATCGTCTTGACGGCATCGGCTCCGGTTGCCTCTTCGGGGATGTCCTGAAGCCCGGTACACCACAGGAATGCTGTCTCCAAGACCTGGTTCGATCCACTGAACAGGACGTCCACAAACGCCCTGTCAATCGGGATCTTTTTCCCGTCCTCTTCGATCTCATCCCCATACTGTTGCTGCAGCGCTAGCGCCAGCGCCTCGGCCATGTGCCGGCGCGTGAACACCCCGAACAGCGCCTCGGCGTATGGTTCCCAACCAGACAGAAGCCGCGCCAGGAACTCTTGCTTCCACAGCTGCGCCTCGCGCGCATCGGCGAACTCGTCCGGTACGCCGCGCTCCCGCAGGTCCTTCATCGCGGCCTCGGAACAACGCGCCATCGCCATGGCCGCCTTGTTCCTGGTAGTTGCCAGCGAGAACGTCGGCGTGTCCTTGCGGACTAGCGCCTCGAATTGCGCCTGGTGCCACAGGTTCAGCCTGGGGACCTCAATCTCGGTCCCACCGACATTGAACTTGCGGACGTGCGCCTCTTTGGCCGCCGCCCGATACGCCTGTAGTAGGTTCGATTTGCTCATTCCGTCTCCTTGACTTGTTCAGCGAGCTTCTTTCGTGCTAGATCCAGCATCTCTTGCGCCCGCTCATCCCAGCAATCCATCTCAATCTCAATGCAGCCCTCGTTAGCCGTAATCATATGGCCACGACGCAGCGCCGCCTCGGCTGCCGCCCAATCCCCGGCTGCCAGCCAGAACTGACCCATACGGATCCAAGTCTCGCGCTGCCACGGAGCCTCCCCAAGCGACCTCAGCATCCAGATCAGAAGCTCGTCCGCTGGCCGCCCTTGGGCCCCTTTGCACGCCGCGATTAGGCGACACACGGCGGCGCGGAGCACGCTCCACTGATCTATGTCCTCTATCGGAGGGTCAATGTACCCTGGCACCAAGGAAAGGAACTTGTGCGCCCAACGCTCCGCCTCGGCATACTTCTTCTGACGCGCCAGCTCCGATGCGTAGTAGTGAACCATTCGAGGATTGTTCACGTACTGATCCATCCACATCTCATAGAGCGGCAGCCTGTTCTCGGTTTTGTCACGCTCAATGTCAGGGTAATGGCGGATCAGTTCGTCCTTGATGAGTACAGCTTGCTGCTCCTTAGGGTCCTCCGGCTCTAGAACCTCGTGTACAGGATAATTCCACCTGTAGCCATGCCGCGCGTGTACCTTGAAGCCCCAGATCACAATCCGCGGTTTCGTCTGCTCCGGATCTGTCCAGTCCGTTGTGAACGGGTACCGTAACACGGTAGTGCCTTTCACCCAATTGCGCTCTACGATCTCCCGCCATCCTGGGACAAGGACCTCATCTAGGTCCAGACATACGCACACGTCGGCGTCTTCTGGAACGTACTCGAGGCTGATGTTCCTGGCTTTGTCAAAGCGCCACGGGACCACCGAGATAGATTGCACCTTCGCACCCTTCCGGCGCAACAGGTCAACCGTATCATCGGTGGATCCCGTGTCGCTGATATAAACACCATCCGCGTCTCGGGTCGAATCCATGAAGCGCGCTACGTTGCGCTCTTCATTCAGACTGATCCCGTACACACAGATGTTCATTCTCGCCTCCCGCTAGTTAGCCACCGCCGAAGTGAATCCAACGTCGCCTTCCACCGTGAGCGTAAGGTCGCCCTCGCGCACGCCCTCTAGAGGGAACCTTTGTGTGATCCCCGAGATATACGCCCAGAACTCCCACCGCTCGTGAGTCGTAGTATTCACGTAGAGCAGTACGTACACAGGTTCTTGCTCTGTGATCTGGTATGTATCATCGGTAGACCAGAACGTGCGGACCGTGATCGTCTCCCCGCTCCGCAGGACCGGGTAATGCGACCTGAACCCGCTGTTAGCTGCCGCCGACGCGAACGTGGTGATGTCTTGAGTCTGAACGGTGATGGATGCGCTCAGCTCCCCGGTCGCTCCGAGGATTTGCTGTAGCAACATCAGACCACAGTCATCTATGTACCACGTCTGATCTGCATTAGAACTGAACGTATACACGATCTTCTTCGTGTCTTCAGGAGCGGTGATGCGCATTGACCACAGGCCCCAGCCGTTCTCAGAGTATGACGGGGTACTTGTAATGGTCATCGTCTTTGTGGCGAGCGTATCGTCAGCATCATCCTTGAATACGACAGTTAGGAGCGCAGACTTCCCCGTCTGCATCTTCGCCCACACCTTGGCAACGCAGGCCACATCACTTGCGAGGGCCGAAGCCAGAGTTACTGTCTGTGACAAGCTGGCCCCGGTCCCTGCATCTGTCCCCTTGGCAACGAATCCGCTCCCGCCGCGGGACCCGCCGGACTGTGCTACTACCGTCCCGGTGTCGCTCCAGCTCGTCAGTGTTCCGGACTCAAAGCCTGGATCGTCCAGTAGGTTCTGCTTGACAGTAGTGCCTACTGTCCGCCCCACCGAGCGGTAGATGCCCGCGAGATAACCCTGGAGCGCCATCGGCTATCTCCTAGCTCCCGAAGTGGGTTGCCGGTTCGCCGTTCAGCAATAGACCGTAATCGTACGACACCGCATCATCTAGCGGGGCACGCAGCGTGCATCCCGTAACGAGATACGTTGCCTGCCAGATTACGACCGAGGCCGAACTGTCTACCAAGCGTAGCGCCACTCCATCCGCATCTCCGATCTTGCTCTGCAGGAAAGTCCGCGCTAGAGCTTGGCTTGTATCTCCACCTGATAGGACGTTGACCGTCACGTTCTGTGCTTCGTACAGTGTCAATAGATGTGTACGCCATGGTAGCGATGAATCTCCGTGCGCCGTGATGTCAACAGACCCGTGCACTTGATTGAGTTCCGGGAAGGATCCCCCGCGGATGCGAAGCGCATCCCAGGAATCCGAACCAGTATCCACTTGAATCAGATAGTTATAACCGCGTTCTGCCATCATTCACCTCCTCACTGAGCCAACATGACCCAGTACCTCCGCATCCCCCTCCATATCTTGGTGCCGCCGACCTCTTCCGAGATCACGCCACCAGCTACATCGGGGAATACCTTAGCCGTGCCCCATCCCGATACGGTTACTTGTGCCTTCCCTAGGCACGCGAACACCGCATCGTACAGCGCCACGGCACCAGTATACGTCGTTGTCCACACGTCCACCTGCAGCCTCACTATGTTCAGCTGCGGATCCGATACAGCATAACAATATTCCTGCCGGTCAGTCAACGGACAAACGTAGGTGATGTACGGATACGCAGGATTGTCCGCCGCGCCCATCGGGTACACCCTGGTCGTGATTGCCTTGACGGTCGGATCTGTAATCAGAAGATTACGGACCGCAGCCGCCAGCGGACCCGCCCAATCGGCCACCTACGTCACCCCCAATATCCGCTTGACATCATCTCGTGTCCCGTCCAACGTTAGCGTCAACCATGGCCTCGGCGCCATCCTAGATGTCCCGATCTCCAAGTACAGCGCGTAGTCGAGCTGCTTGCCGCCACGCTCCTTCTCTAGAACACCGAACCGACCACTGACGCCGCTCTTGTCAATCTCAACGTCATACGTAATGGAAGCGCGCAGGTGACCGGTAACAATTCCAGGGAAGCCGCCTTCCGGACTTGGACTCCCGTGGTACATGTTCGTCTTGGCATAGTCCGTGCAGAACGCAACTGCATCCCGCATCCGGTTAGCGGCCTCGCGTTCCACTAGCGCCTCGAACTCCGCGCTATTCCATTCTACCTGTACTACGTATGGCTCAGGCATCGGTTCCCTCCAGCCGAACGACGTGACATTCCAGATGATGCCCCATTCCGTCAACGTCGTCAGCGGAGAGGACATCATAGTACCGCCCTTGCCAGAGGATCCGGTCGCCAGGAGCGACATCTATGTCTGCCGGTAATACTACCATATGCGTAGCAACCCGTGCATCGGCCCCCCCGGCCACCTGTAGCGCCTCACGCCTCGCGTAATCACCCATCACGACACGACACTTCGCACCGCGGTCAGTCCGCGACCAGGCGGGGATCTCCTCCCCGTAGTCGTTGACCGTCCGCACTGCCCGGTAGATGTCGCAGGTCGTGTTCAGTCCGAGCATCAGACCGTCACCCTCTTGTACCTGTCCAACCGCAGGAGAAGGTCCTCGTTGATCCTAAGGCCGCCTCCGCTCATTGCCCACGGTACCGTGGAGCCGAACGTGACGCTGTAATTGCCGAGGGAGAACTGCGCCGCTCCTCCAACCTCGCGGTACGCGTTGTGAATGATAAGTAGCTGCCGACACGCTAGCTCGAGGACAATCTCCTTCAGCTCGGCTGGGATCGGTATGTGATTGCCTGACTCGCCCGAGGACTCATCTGAATAACCGCCGATGTACTTGATCAGCACGGTCAACGCATCTGTCTGGTACCGTTCCGTTGTGCTAATCAGCTCGCCTTGCTGAGAACTTAGCCGTATATAGCTTGGGTAGACCGCGTAATCGCCCGTTGAAAGTTCTGCGACGCCGACAACGATCTTCTCCACAGTAACGATCGGCGGCCGAGTGACGGAGATCACGGGTGAATAGTCGTGCATCTCCGTCACCTCGGCCTCATCGAATTGCCGATCGCAATAGGTTTCACAGAACGACTTGGCCCGCGCTAGCAGGTCGGTCACAGACAGACCGTACTCGGTGGTCCCATCTATGATGGGGACCCCGGTCCGCGCTGCTACGTCTGCCGCTACAGGCCAGGCCACGTTAGCTCGCCGGAACTTTTGGACTATCCCACGCTGTCAATGTAGCACAGCATGTAGATGACGCCCCGTTGCTCGCAACCAGCTTGATCCGGCAGTACTTCAAGAGATCCGCCACCGGAATCGCATACGTGGCGGCATCCGTCCCAGATGTACCCGTATATGTCCGCTCCGCGAACACATCCGTCCAGTCTCCAGTCGTACCGGCGCGCGTCTGCAGTGTCACCTTCAATGTCTGAGAAGTCCCGATGTCATCCATGCTCAGGATAAGGACGCCATCCCGGCAGTTGCCGACAGTGATCCCATTGTCACCAGAATCGTTCACCGGCCCGTAGAATGTAGCATTGTCCCTGAGCGCCGGATAGAGCAAGGCGACTGTCTTCATGTTGCTATCATGGTCCATGCGCATTCAGATCACCTCCGCGTTACGCCGTGATATTGATGATACGGAACTCCGCCGGCTGCCGCGGGGCCCCATCGGTACGATGGGATGCCACGATCCCAATCTGTAGCTGGTCGGCATACCGCTCGCGCAGGACCTTGATTGCCAACGGCCCGCTGTCCGCAATGACGTAGTTCTGGAAGTTCCCCAGGATGATATGAGCAGTGGAGATCTGCGTGCTCATGTAGACTGGGAGCCCGAGAAGCTGATTCCGTGGCGCCGCGGCTAGATCCACAATGTACTGGAACTGGCCCGTGCCGGACTTCCACTTGCGGATCGTCTGCATCGTAGTCGGGTGCATGATCCATGCGTTGTACGTGCCGTTCGCGGCATCAATCGCTGCCATCTGATCAAGCAGGGAGTCAAAGCTGAGCGACGCCGACGCGACGTTCGTTACGGTGACGCCAGGCTGGGAAAGCAGCCCCAGCGGCTGCGTTCCGCCAGTTCCGGAATAGTACGCAAGATCCTCGGCCAATCCGATCTGCTGTGTGATGTCGGCCCGCACAATGGACTCGGCGGAGATGGCGCTATACGCGATCAGGTCCTCGTCCAGCACCGTCCTCGCCGCTACTCGGCGCGGCTGCAAGGTCAGCATCCCGAATGCGACATCGGAATCCGTGATTGCACTGGAAAGCGGAGAATCCCCGACCCAGTACGCCGTCGTGCTTTGTGTCTGACGCGGGATCCGTAGCGTGAGCGGCGCGTTCGGGATCACCTGAGCGCCAGCCGCCCGGAATACGGTGCGCGCGCTCAGTTGCCCGATTAGCTCGGCTGACAGTTCCTCTGGAACGAGGAAGCCACCAGCCGTATCGGGGATAAGCCCCAGCGCCTTGTAGACGCTAGAATTGCTGGACTCTTTGATCCAGTCGCGCTCAAGCTCACGGCCATCCCAGTTCCCGGTGACAATCCCCAAGACCGCCTTCGAGATCTGGAATTGCTTGAGATCGTCAGATCCTTTCGGCTTCGTATGAATTGTCGGGAACCGCGTCTCTTTTCCGACAGCATCCTGCGCATCTACCGCAGCGACCTTTGTCGGTTCCTTCATCTCAATCCCAGGCGTAACCGGTGCCGGAACGCCCTTTTCCTGAGCTTCTTGCTCGGCCTTCAGCTTCGCCAGCGCCGCAGCAATCAGCTCCTCTGTCTGCTCTTTCGTGATCGGCTCTGCCATATTCTCACCTCCGTACGACGACTGTTGCAGCTAGTGCCGCGGCCTGACTCCGCAGAGCCTCGACCTCCGCTACCGCTTCGTCGCGTTCCGTGCGTAGCTGCTGGACGTACCCTTCTACGAATTCTAGCAATCGCTCCGGAGAGATCACCCCGGCTGCGAATGCAACCTTCGCATCCTCCAGCGTACGCAGTTCCACGTCGGCCTCCTTCTTTGTGGCCGACTCGCTTACCGCATCCTTGGCCTCAACTGTCTCAACTACTGTCTCTTCCTCAACCTTAGGATCAAGTGCTATACCCGTGACCTGCTTGGGACGCTCGCGCGCCTCGCCCGCCAGCCAAAGCGACTTCATCACAGGTGATCCAGAAGAGAACACCATTTCACCATAACTATCTAAGACCTCCCGCGCCGAGTTTGTGCGCATTGCCTCGGAGTTCGCCGGGATAACTACTGGACTGAATTCTATTAGCTCCCAGCGATCGTAGATCAAACCCTTGAGATCGTTCTCCCGAAACGCGCGCGGGATGAACCCGATGCTCGTGGCATTCAGCACATACGCGTCCCACAACCGTTGGTAGATGGCGGCCTCAGTATCGGGTTGATCCGTAAGCCACTGCCATTGTGCCCAGATCCTGTCCGAATATACCCGCATCTCTTCTGCGAAGCCGACTGGAAAGGTCTTGGTATGCCTTGGAAGGACAACGGGGTTCTTCAGGTAGGCATCCAGTTGAGCGCCATTCGCGTCAACTATGTCTCCATCTCTATCCGGAGCACTTGACGTAATGATCGCGTTTGCAACGGGACGCCCCTCGGCGAGGAACTTGCCCTGTACGATAAACCGGCGCCGTGGCCGCCCCTCTGGGACGGTCCGCTCGCACGGCACGAACTTGTAGACCGCCTCAATAGATTCTTTGTCCAGTAGCCGTTGTATCTCGGCCCTTGGTAGGACTTGGTGGTCTGGTTCGCCCTTGATGCGTACCTCTGTTACGATCAGTTGCTCGTTCTCCATCTCGCCCCCCTCCGCCCTTCCGAATCGGCGGCGTTGACAGTTCCACTAGCTTCGCACCGCACCGCGGGCACTGGTCTGCCCAGTGCTTGAGAATCATTCGGCACTCGGTGCATTGCATCAACATTCACTACGGTGCCAGGTACCAGTAGATGTAGACCGTTACCGATCCGGCATCCCCGGCTGTCCCGCCCGCCGGGATGGACCCGATAACAGTCACGTCGGCACCGCCCACAGTTCCGATGCCAGCGAACGGCATTGCACTAGAAGACCCCATCCTGAAGACGCCGGAAGTCTTCACGTCCAATGCATTGACCCACTTTGTGGTCGCCCCGGTTATTCCGACCGACAGCTGGTGGGTCCCATCGCCATTACACGCCGTAGTAACAACGACAACCACGTCCGTGACAATTGCGTTTGCCGGTAGAACGAACAGGTTCTTGTCAGTCGTATCTGTGTACTCCACGGTGTTCGATGACACCATCAGTGCGCCGGAGTTTGTCGCCCCCGTGTGATAGATGGCCCCGTCTACCTCCAGGTCTCCCGTGATTGTCGTGTCGCCTGTGAAGCCGAAGGAAGCCGCTGTCCAGTCAACGTTTCCGGTAGTGCCGCCGGTGTGGGTGATCGTCAGATTGCCCGTTGTGTCGTCAACAGCGAAGTCGGTATAGATGCTCGATGAGTAACCGATCCGCACGTTCGGAGCATAGATTCCATGAACCGTTCCGTTGGCCGTCAGGTTGCCCGTTACCGACGTTGCTCCAGTGAAGCCAAACGAGTCCGCTGTCCAGTCAACCGTCGGCGTCGTTCCAGTATGAGAGATCGTAGTGGCGCCTGTCGTGTCTACCACAGCGATCTTCATGTACTCGGTATCATTCGCTCCGAACCGGATGTCTGGGGACTCCAGACTGACAAACCCAGCCGAAATCCCCCGGACTGACGTGCTCCCGTCCAGGGAGATCGTCGCACCGTCGGCCATTAGGTTGCCTGTAGCTCCGGCCACTGTGAATACAGCCGCACCGGGGTTCGCTCCGTTATTGATCGTCAGCCCGCCAGCGGTTCCACTTGCACCGTTGACTCCGGACGTGATCGCGCCCGACGCCAGGAGCGTTCCGGTAATTGCTGTGTCACCTACGAACCCAAAGCCACCAGCAGTCCAGCTCACCGCCTTTGTCGTTCCGGTGTGTGTGATCGCCACGTTGCCTGTGGTATCCGATACGGCGATCGCCATGTAGATCGAAGAACTGACGCCGAGCCGTATCGCCGGAGCCTCCAAGCTCGTGAACCCCGCGCTAATTCCGCGCACCGATGTGCTCCCGTCCAGGACAACCGTTGCACCATCAACCTCAAGGTCTCCCGTGACATCCAAGTCGCCTGTGATTCCGAGCGCCCCGCTCAGGGTCATGTCACCGGCTACGGTCAGATCATTGCCGACCGCAACGTTGCCGCGCGTGGCGAAGTTGCCATCAATTGTAAACCCGCCAAGGACAGTGCCTTGCGGTGTCATCCAATAGACCCAATAGTCGCTCAACGTCAGCGTTGTCTGGCCCATCGCCAGCGCGCTGAACAGAACGACCGCCATTAGTACAATAGCCTTCTTCATGGATCACCTCCCAGCGGTGTTCAGAAAGTGCTGAACGTACCGCTTACCTTCCTGTTCAAACCATCCTCGCAGGGCGACTTCTAGATCCCTGCCCCCAGATTCCTCGGCCTTGGTCAGGAACCCATCCCATTCCGTCAATATCTCAACCTCCATCTCCGTAGAGATGCCATTAGGAACAGGAGATTCAGCACAGCGACAGTTCACGACCTCTGCAGGACCTGCCGCTGGATCTCCTGGGTAGGCCAGCGCAATGCCGGTGATCGGATTCACAAACGGCTCGTCCAGCGGCTTGACTGTTCCGTGCAGCATCTTGTGACCCTCACGACTATCCCCGTGGAGCGCATGTAGCCACTTTCTTTTTTCGATGCCAGTTTGTTCGTACAACTTGTGCTGGCCAGTGGCGACAGCGGTCAACGTCTCCGTGCGCGCGATCCTCTCTGCGCGTACCCGGCTCATCCAGTCGAACTGCTCGCGGAGCCTGTCAGCGATGGCCTTCGGCCCCTGGCCATCGCGCATCCCCTCACGGATGACATCCAGGACCTCCGTTTGCGTTTCATCTGTGAGCCACAGGCGCATCTGTTCTCCGCGCCACTTCGTGTATTCCTCAATCATAGGTTGGAATGAGTACCGCAACATCCAATCGTCCGGTATGTTCATCCCGAACCTTGACAATAATGCAACCCCATGCGCCGCTCCCCGTTCAACCAAAGCTGGCAGGTGCGCCCGCGCTACGGTCTCCAGAATGACGCCGCCAGGGTCCGCCGGAGCCACAAATGCGTACGGGTCTCCGGCGAGCGGCCTGTCCTGCGCGGCTTTGGTCTCTTCCTTGGTCTCGTCCTTGTTCGCGCCCTTTTCCCTCACCTCGCCGACCGGAACGAACCCAGCCGGTACGAACACGCGGTCAAGGTCCTCGCCCTCTCCCTGCGGCTTGCCCCACCAGTCGCGGATCTCGTTCGGCGTCCATCCCTGCGCGAGGAGGCTCGCACCGATCTGAGCCATCTCGGCCACGTCCTCCTGCAATGCTTCAATCTCGGATAGGTCAAAGAACAGCTGAATGTCCTCATTAGGAACAAGCTCGGCATTGAGCGTCTGTTCGATCTTTCCGAGCCTTGGAATGACGGCATTTTCCCAGAAGAGCCGCCGCATGGTTTGCGCGGTTGCCCGGTTTGTGTCCTTGTACAGACCGACAATGATCGGAGGGACCCCGTACGCCGCAAGGATCTCTTCTCTAGACCACGCGCGCAGGTTCAGGAACTGCATGTCCCGATGGGTCGGCGTGTACCGCTCCGGCCTCAATCCAGAACCGAACACGTGCGTTCGGTGCGCATTCCCGACCCCACGATGCTTCGCCTCCCAGCGCGCCTCCACTTCCTGCGCCTGACTGGTTGTTAGCGCCTGATCAGTCACCAGTACCATCCCCGGCGTGGCATCGTTCTCAAAGAAGAGCCTGTTCCAGTCAATCGCCTTCACGTCTGCCAGGATCGCCTGGCGAAGAACCTCAGTCGGCGACAGCCCGTAGTACGGCGTCTCCGGGTTGAAGTACCGGAACGCTATGAGATCGCGCTTGTCGAACACGATGGCCTTCGCGCTCTTGCGGTAGACCCAGCCGCGTATCAGCTCCGTTTCCCCTGGGATGGCCCAGACGTAACGCGGGTCAACCATCGGCCACAGGGCCGCCACCTCGGTCCTGTTTTTGTTCGCCCAGATACGCTCCCAGTACGCCTCGCCCTCCAGGTCCAGGTAGGTCACCGTCGCCTGGATGAGATCGTTCTGTGTCAGACTACCATCGCCCATCGGGTTGGCTAGCAACGCCAGGACTGGATGATCCTCAATGATCTCCGCCGTGCCCTTGGAGATCATATGCGGGATGACCTGATCCCACTTGAGCCCGTGCAGCGCCTTGTATTGCGCCTGCGACATGCGGCGCTC